CATATTGGGACTAAATCTTCTTTTGGGCCTCCTGGCCCATCAACCTCACCCCCTCCTATAAACATTTTACGATTTAAAACTGTAGACCCACCATCTTGCATACCTATACGTTGTGGTCGTATTTGTTTTGTTTTAAAAGGTTTAGGTTTTACCGCACGGATCATTGGATCAGGATCTTCGTCTAGTGGATTAATTAATTCTTGAGCTAAAATACTACCAAGAGTAGAGGCTATTTTTGTAAAAGCTTCTTGTCCCTCGGTTAAACCCTCTTCGGTGGGGGTTTCAACTTCTGTGGGATCAGCAGGGGTGTCTGCTAAAGTAACTCCATATTCTTCCAATCCTTTTGCTACAGTAATTCCTCCTTCAGGAGAAGTAGCAGAATCTATTGCAAACTGATCTCTTTGAGCTTCTTTTATAAGTTTTTCTATTTCTCGCGCTGCAGAGCCACTAGGAACTCCTATTTCAGGAATTTGTGGCTGAACACCTCCGCGAGTTCCCTCACTAGCCTTCTCAGACATTTCGCGTAGTGGGGCGTCTACTGCTTTACGATACTCTTCGTTAAGAGCGTCAACTAATTCACCACCACCTAATTCACCGATACCTGTATTAGCACCATAAGTAGCATATTTATTTAATATTTCAGTAGTGATATCAGGAGAGATACCTATCTCCTGATTTTGTTCTATCATCTTACGAGCGTTAGATTCAGGATTAATCATAGACTCCATAAGAGAGTCACGCTGTTTATCAGTGAAGATACTACTCATGCTTTCTTTGTTTTCTTCGCTTTAGGTTTAGCTTTAGTTTTACTAGCAGCTTTTTTACCTTTCATAATATCTTTATCAACGGTAGCTGCTTTACCACCTGTAAGAACAGAATTTACACGAGCCATGGCCCATTGATGTTGAGAAGCTCCGGGACGATGCCCTGTTTTATAAGCTGCTAATCCTCGTTTATATACTCGTCCTAATTGACTAGCGGTTACGTTTTTACCTTTTTCACGAGCTGCTTTGGCTTTATTAGAAAGTGCCTTTTTAGTTTTTGCTGAAAGACTCATGCTTTTGTCCCAAACCTCTCTCTAAATCTACGAGTATATTTAGACTCTATAGTTTTCCTACGCTTACCTTTTTTCTTATCAGTAGAAAATTTATAAGCAGTAGGATCATCCATCGCTTTCTTTTTGTTTTTAGCTATTTCTTTCTTTCGTTTTGTTTTTTCTTTCGAAGAAAGACCAGCTAAATATTTTGCAGGAACTTTAGGCTTTTTCTTCGTCTTTTTTACACTCATAACGCCACTACTATGTTGCCATTATTTATGACTTGAACTGTGCCCACGCTCCCTGTTGCGCTCAGTCCAGACGTGTCTGGGGTCGAAATATTCTGCCAAACGTTGCCTAAATATACCTGAAGAACACCCTCTGTAGTATTCCAAATTATATCGCCTGCTTGGAAATTTAATTCGTCTCTTTGAGTACTAGTAAACTGTGGGGTAGCATCAGGATCTACTGCTCCTAAACTAAGTTCTAATAAACGAACACTTCTGTTATAAGTTTCTGAACGAACAGTTTCTCCTTGAGAAAACGGTAAAGTGCCTTGTAGTAATTTACTCATCGTTTCCCGTTAGGTCTTATATCTAATCGCGTACCACCGATTCTAAAACCTACCCCTAATCGAACACCTTCTACTGCATCGTCATCTGATTCAAAACGTAATGTGGCTTGTCTAGCTCTACCTCGCATATCTATTTTAGTAGTTGTAGCGGTAAAACTACTTGTTTGATCAGTGCTTAGAGATTCCCCTGGAAAATTTCGCTGTTTAAGGACAACGTTTAGTTGTTGACCACTACCGCCTGTACCAGTAAATTTAACATCAGGAATCATCCTCCTAATAAACTGAAACTCTTCACCATCACCAAGATCGAAGTCAGCAGATTCAATAAAGACGTTATCCATAGGAGAACCGTCATCATCATTACCCGTCTCATGTTGATATAAAAAGTGCGACGATCCAGATTTTCCAGCTGCTCTAGGGAACGCAACAATGCCTTCATCGAGCCATGCCGTTCGAGATAGTTGACCTATGCTCCATAGTTGCTCCACATAGTTATAAACAACATATCTATTTACTGACGTAGAATCAGCAGAACAATAAAACCATCCTACCTCATTAAATTGTTTATTTAAAAATGCAAATACTTGGAAAGCCTGACCTTCGTTTATATCGTCAAATACGTGGGAGTGAACACTACACGGCAACGGATTAACAGCTCCAGTGTAATTATAAAATCCTTTTTTATCCATCCAGAAAATACCTTGAGGAGAATTAATCGCTGCATTAGGACTAATTAAACTCACCCCTTCATTTACTAGATTTAAACCGAAAGTATTAGGAGGCCCAATAAACTGTAAACTATATAAAGCTACGTCCGTCCATATTAATGTTTCTTGCCTAGCTCTTAATCCACCAATAATTTCTGAACCAGCTGAACATCGTAAAGAACCCGCAGTATTTGTTGCTTTAGGTTCCCAATCAGTAGCGTTTTCTTGATCAGAAAAAGCAATTAATAACGGATCTATAGTTCCTGTTCGTGTATCACCAGTTATAGGATCAGCTCCTAATACTAAAACGTGTCTATCTACATCAGAAACAATAACTTGTAATCCTTTAGTTGGTGCACGATTTGCACCGGATAGTGAAGATAAAGTAACAGCTCTAGTATTTAGCCCACTAGTTTTATCCCAGTAATAAATTGATCCTGCTCTTGGATTAGAAATTAAATCTTCACCAAAGTTATCCATTGACCATAAACGTAATTGATTAGCGTCACCAAGAGAGGAAGTAGAACCCCAAGTGCCGTCACCCCACGGCCCTACACCCCAACCTGTTCCCTCAACAAAAACATCTAAGCCACTGTTTATTTGATATGTGCCTACGGTAGAACCACCCCCACTACCACTGTCACTAGCGTTGGCTGTTACTGTTGCTCCTGAAGTATCTTTTGCAGTAATTTCGTAAGTATTTGCTGCTGTTATCCTATTTATTTCATATTCTTGATTTAATACAGCAGCGGTAATATTACCACCTAAAGTTGCTGCATCTGAAAAAGTAACAAAATCCCCTTGTTTTGCTCCATGCCCCGTGTCAGTAACAGTAATTGTACTTGACCCATTAGTAGCGGAAAAAGTGACATCTCCAGCAGAAGTTGTTGATCTAATTGGAGTTATATCGTTATAAGAAGCTCCTGCTTGTATATATAGTTTACTTCGAGTTCCAAGACCTAATAATCTCGTGCCTTCTAAATCAACCCAACCGTGTAGTTTACGACCAGTACCCTCGTAAGATGAGTCGAGATATTTAGTCCATCCACCTATCTTTTCTGGAAAACCTTTTCTAAATCTAACAAGATTAGCATCGAACCAGCCACCTTCTGCAGTGTAATCAGTGCCTTCTTTATTGATCCCAGGATTAAAGATGAATTTAGCTAAAGGCATCAGTACACCCAAAGTACAGGAGCTGTAGTTCTTATATCAACATGAATAAAATTTTTATCCACTCCCACCCCTGTAAACCCCATCTGAAGAGCTTTTTCAACTAATAATCTACGTTGCACTCCTCCCACTACTTTAACATCTGCAGCTATTCCTTGAGCGTGTTGTCCAGGTTTTTCTTTTCTTGCTTCGATGCTGTGGTTTGGTGATCTGTAACCAGAAGTAACAATAAAGGGGAACCCACATACGCTACGCAAACCATCGAGCCTTTCTATAAATTCAGTAGACATTTCATTCTCACCAGTTTCCTGGCAATCAAAGTCTTCTAATTTGAAGTATTTAAACTGGCTCATTTTTCTCTACTTACTCCTTGTACTTTTTCGTATGAGCGCATAGCACCTAAACCAAGCATACCCATCATTACAGGAACAAGAAGCGTAGTATCTATCTCTGGTACATCTACCCATATGCCAAGTATATTTGAGAGAATCGTATTGTAAAAAAGCCCTATTGCACAGACCCAACCGATACAAGGTCGCCATCCTGCTACGAATAAAGACTTTGATGCAGCTTCTACTTTATTTACTTCTAACTGGCCTTTAGCAAGTTCTTGCGCATGGCGTTCTGCCATAGTGGCGATTTCGTGCGCTAACGCATTTTTCTGATCTTTATCCTCGATAACTTTATCAAGGAGTTTAGTAGCTGGTTCTAATAAAGATCCTAATATACTCATCGTTTTGCCATATAAGCTGTAGCACCAAAATATAACCCTACGATAGACGCTTGGCTTAAAAACAACATATCACTTATACTCGCTAAAGTGCTAAGTCTATCAGCTGGGATAAAAGGAATAACAGGCAAAATAGCGAAAACGCACATACTGACAACAGCAGTCCAGGCCATTCTTCTTTGCGAGTCTGCTTTTTCTTCTTGGAGTTCAAGTTGTAACATCTCCTGCTGACGGGATATTTCTTCATCGGTAACAGTGCCGTCACCGTCTACATCATACTCTGCGTATCTTGATTTAGGTTCTAGTTTTTTAGCATTCATACAGTCACCAAAATATGTTGACCAGTAACTTTAGGGATTGTATAACTAAGCTGACCACTCTTATATGTGTAAACTTTAGCATCATATATCGTGGTAACAATTTCCTGCTTTGCGTTTGTTTCCCTACCCTGCATACGTTCTGTATCTATTTTTTGTATCTGATGTTTTGGTACAGGTTGCACAGCGTTCACACTGTTTGGGAAAGGCGGTATTTCACTCATCGGTTTTCTTCCTAACAGGGTCTCTAAAAATATATTTACCCTTTCCGGCTTCTGATGAAGGAATCAAACGCACCTCACAAAAACCATCAAACTTATTTGTTTTACTACGCAGCCAATTATGCACATGAACACTTTGGTGGACGAGCGCGTCACGATATTCAAGACAGCTAGTAAGTTCTTGAAAATATAGTTCAGTGCCAGTTGGTCTTCCCCCCGGAGTAAGCAGTACTAATACGAAGATCATCAGTGTCATAATCTGCGTTTCTTCTTTAGTGCTTGGGTTCTTTCTGCTTGAGGTGCAACAAGCTCCCATGTCAATACATCTACATCAACTTGATGGGCTGTACCTAACACTCTCGGCATTGAGTTTCTTACATAGATCATTGCTCCGTAACCACACTGTCGATAATTAAATTCCAACCAATCCTTTGCGACCTGGTGGCGTTTTGCCGGAGGGTTTACAAGCTTAAGTTTATTCCACTCTCTCAGGTCACAAAACAAATTAGGATTTTCGGGATCGTAATCTAGTCTTACTGCTTCTGTAGCATTATCTGAATCAGTTGAGCCAGTTTCTCGTCCGTTGACTTCAACGTCTCCTGCTG